TATGCTCCTCGTTAGGCATATTACTAATACCTGCTCTTTTAGCAGATTCACTACGAATAACTTCGGATAAATCTAGATGTTCACTAATTTTCATTCTTTTTCCAAATTTTTTCAGCAGTTGTGTAACCAAATGCGGCTGCGGCCAATCCTCCTACAATATAAACCAAGGCATCAGTTGGAGTATGAACTAGTTTAATACATAAAGAAAGTGTGCAGATAAATCCACACAGCCTTTTCATACTTAACCTATTGTTATCCTCAGTAAAAAACTGCCTCATAATTTTAAATAGAAACCAATGCCATATTTTACAGACTGCCCTGATTTTATGTTTAAGCCTATAAGTGCCTTATTTTTAACCCTAAGCATTGCACCTATACCTATTCCGTCTAAAGTCCTATCCGCCCTAAAATCAGTTAAAAACCCTATATAAAGGGCATTTTTGGTTTGTCGCTCAATATATGTCGTTTTATCAATCGTTTTTTCAGTTATATGACCGATAAATGACCTGCCAATGATTGAATTTTGTGAAATCGTATCTAAGATAGAAACATAACTATTTGTATCTATGCGTAAGGTATCCAAATATACCTTTATTGTATTATAATCTTTTATGATATATGCAGTATCGTGTATTGTATTTTGTATTGTATCAATAACCTTAACTGATATATCCTTACCCTTTTTGTATTGAACTATCTCCTTTGTATTATAGATAGTATCCACCTTTACAATAGTTTTATCTCCTATGTAATCAGGTTGTGTAAATAAGAATAAAGCAACTACAACCAAAAGGACTGCAATTACTAAATTCTTAATCATCCTTTTTTACTTTTTTTGTTGCGTTATAATAGTAACGGATTGCCATTATACCTGAAACAATAGCAATCAAACCTGCAACTAATGTTACAATAGGTTGTATTGTTGAAATACTTACAATAGCGGATAATACGCTTATTCCTGTGCCTATATCGGCTTGACTGCTATGTTGTGTCATTTAATCTTCTTTTGTTTCAATTACATTATTTTGTTCTAATTGTTCTTCAGTAGATTTTTCAGTTTTAAGATTTTGTTCTTCATCAATTTTTTTAAACCATTGGATTAAAAAATAGCCATGTCTTGTTGGCAAATCCAATAAATGATTGTTTAATTCTTTTAATTGTTGTTCGTTTAATGTAATCATAGTTTTAATTTTTAATAATCAAATTTATTAATTAATTTTCAAATGGCAATGGTAAACTAACTAATGATATTTTTAACATATCAATTTTATCTTGTAATTGCTTTTGTAAATCAACTAAATCTAATCCGCTTTCTAACCATCCAATAACCTGTTCTTTAGTTAAATTATCATACGCAGTAAAGTCAGTACTACTTGGATTTGGACAAAAATAATTATCACGAATCCAAGTTCGGTATTCTCCATCAACTGCCTCGTATGTAAAATTTATCTTTTTTACAACATTAGTCAATCCGTCTAATGACGGACTAACTTCCATTTCATTTATATACCAATTATATATCATTATGCCATTAATTTAATTGTTCCGTTTCCTGTAAATGTATATCTTCTAAAACCACCTGAAGCAGCGTATGTAAATGTACCTGTGCAAGTTGAAGTTGGGTATGTATCAGCATATTTGATAATTACAATACCTGAACCACCTGATGAACCTTCAATTCCTGATATATTACCACCACCGCCACCACCACCGCCTGTGTTTGCAGTTCCTGAGGTATTTCCTGAACTACCTGAACTTCCATTTCCACCTCCACCTAAGCCACCTGTTCCACCACCACCGCCATATCCTGCACCGCCTCCGCCACCTGCATAATATGTTGAAGTTCCTGTAATATCTGAAACTTTACCAATTCCACCTGCACCACCTGCGTCAGTAGTACCATTTCCACCTGCGCCATCAGCACCACCTCCTCCGCCTCCAACATAATAAGGAGAACCTGTTCCACCTTGACCACCTGCAAAACCTTGATTTGGATATAAAGTTCTACCACCTGCATAACCTTCACGACTACCACCACCACCTGAAGCACCGGGATAACCTCTGCTGATATTACAACCACCACCGCCACCACCATAAGCAATAATCCCAAATAATGATGAAATACCACCCGGTTCAGGAAATCTAAAACTACCGCTTGTACTTGCGCCACGACCACCTTGACCAACTTGAACAACTGAAAAAGTACCCTTTGTTAAATATGCAGTTCCTGCTAAAAATCCTCCTGCACCGCCTCCGCCACCTAAATCAGCACCACCTCCTCCGCCTCCTGCAACAACTAAATAATCAACGGCAACAGGTGCTGCAACATTGCCACCAACACCTGTAACATTTAAGTTACCTGTAACACTTAAGTTATAAGCAAATGTAGCATTTCCTGTATCTGCTATTGTTAAAGGAGTAATGATATTACCTACACCATTCCATAATTCAAGTGTGAATGTTGTTTTTGCATCAACAGCGTTATTAGGAGTAAAATATAATCCTGAAGTTTGTGGACCCCATGCAGAAGCAGGGGAAGTATATGTATACCCTTTTTTAGTTGCGGCAGTATTTGATATTAAAACATCACTGCCTAATGTTAAATTAGAAATTAAAGTTACTGCACCTGTTGAACGAGTAATTGTTAATGCAGTATTTATATATGCACCTGCATCAGAATATCTTTTAATTTGAAAATCTGCTCCTGCATTTGAACCTGATTCAGTTCCTGAAACTTCAATATTAAATCTTGAACTATTATCTGAACGGAAAGAAATACTTTTTGCAACAGAAACATCTGCATCTAAGTTAGCAATTAATGCACTTGCACCGCCGTCAATATGAAGTTTTGTTGTTGGGTTTGCAATACCAATACCAAATTCACCTGTTTGTAAAACTGAAACTAATTCACTTGTATTTGCTTCGCTATAGATACGAAATCTATGGTCAGACTGAACATTACCAATTGACCATTTGTTAGTACCTGCACTTGCAAAACCTAAAAATGCGTTATTTGTTGAAGTTCCATTTATACGACCTATGATGCCTGAGCCAAATACATCTAAAGCAGTAGTAGGTAGTTTAGTTCCTATACCTAATCTATTGTTTGTATCATCCCAAAAGAAGTTATCATTGTCTTGACTTAACGCACCTGAAGCACCTATAAAAGATACTGAACCTTGTGTTAATGCAGTAGTTATTGTCAATGTAGCTACTGAGCCTACCAATGAGATATTGCCATCAAAACCATTCGCATCACTAAATACCAATGAAGTTACAATGTTAGGAGAAAGTTCTGCATACGCACTTAAAGTAGTATCCCAACGATATAAAATATTTGTATCAGTTGTAATATATATTGTATCAGCAACACCTACTAAAGGCAATGAAGCAAAACTAGGATATTCTTCCACAGTACCTGTAAACAAACTAGCCATTTGGCTTAAAGTAATTTTCTTACTTACACCTGTTGATGGGTCTCCTATTATTGTTAAGTCACTTAAACTAGGAGTAAGTTCGGTAGCTAACTGATTTATTTTTTTACTATTCATAGTTAAAATGTATAATTTGATGGAACCTGACATCTATCATTCACAAATGGTAAAGTCAAAGTAATATCTAACTTTACTCCTGCTAAGTAATCAGGGTCGCTTTCTGTATAATAAGTAATTGGAATATTGTTACCTAAAGTCCAAGTAACAATTGAATAATCTTCAGGATAGCGTAATTGTGCTACTATATCCTGTCCTACTAAAGTCATATCCGACATAACCTCAGTTTCGTTTGTTTCCTCACTAAGCATTCTATCCATAAAATATAAACTAAATGAATAGCCTATTTCTTTTGCATAGATATTGGCACTTGTTAAAGTAAAGAACATAGCAGGATAAGTAACTTCCTGTTTGCTAAGTCTTTCCCAAACATCACCAAAGTACACGAAATTAATTTGTTCGTGGTCGTTGCCTAGTTTTGTCAGTTGTGCTACTATTTGGTTTAGTGTCATTTTTCTTTGCTTTTTCTAAATAAACTTTTAGCTTATTTTGATTTTTTATAGTTACTTGTTTGCTCATATTAACAACATCCTATATTACCTTGGTATCTTTCTTCAAATGATTTTCGATATTTTGTATCATCTCCACAACATCCATTATCTCCTAACCACATAGATACAGTATACCCATCATTATCAGGCTTAATGCTATCTATACCACTACCAAAGTTTAAGTAGTTAGGATATAGAACATTATTTTGTTTTAAATATTTAATCATTCTTTGTTTATAGAATTCTGCTCTTGACCTGTATCTATTTGCAACATCAATCATATCCTGCATAGATGGATTCTCAGTATTCTCGCCTGACTTTCTTAACAATCCTTTGTTATAGAATTGGTAAGATAATCCCATAGGCAATTCACTCATAACATAATAAACAAGACAATCTGCAATATAGTCATCCAACAATGTTGTTTCCTCGTTTGTATATGTATTACCTTCTACCGCAGTTTGTAATTGATTGTATAATGCAGAACCTAGTGCAGGTAAAATATACATATCCTGAGCAGTTTTAATCTCAGGCAGTACTAATTTCTCGTCTACATTTGCGTGTAAACCTGTTCTATCCTTAATGTTTTGTACTGATATAAATAAAGTATTCTTGCTCATTTTATTTTCTTGTTACTATGTTTGAAACCCAATGATGTCTGCAACTAGGACTATGGTTATTTGTACCCGGCTCAGTGTACCAACCTCCACCTCTATCAAATACAGAGTAACCTAATCTCATAGTCATTTGTTCTATTTCGGAACGACTATACATTTTACCTGCATCTAATAAAGCCTTACAAAATGGTCTACTTGTTTTCTTATCACTATCATTAAATCCTGTATTCCATTCGTAAGAATATCTAACCAAAAGTTCCTTTGTTTGAGGAGTTGTTGTACCTGTTATTGTGCTAATAGGTGCAGTTAATGTTCTTTCAGTAATAATGTTTTCATCATAACCTTCTCCAACACTAATTTCCTCCACCTTTAAATATCCACTATCAACAAGTTTATTAATTACATAGTTAATAGTTTCAGGAGTTGAGTTTAAAACCTCAGCAATAACATCAGGAGTAATACGCTTATCTTTAGTAATTAAGTCCAATACATTTGCTTGTAATTGGCTTACATCTGCAAATAATTCGTATTCATTATCATCATTAAATTTCTTCTTTTGTTTCCAAACTTGAAATCCTTCTTTTGCTTCTCCAAACTCAAAAAATAAACTGAAATCTTGTTCTGCAAATTGTGCTTGTTGCACAGGTTCTTGCACAGGCTCGTATTTAGAAATATCAATACCTGCTTTTTCTAGTAACCACTCTTTAGGAGCAATTTCCTTAAGGATACTTTCTGATAATTCTAATCCAATAGCTTCGGTAGGAATAATTTTTAATTCAGGGTCTTGTATGCCTCGTAACTTAGCTAACATATTGAATACACTTTCTAAGTGCATCTGCTTACTATTTACATAGGTATTTTTAAATATTTCGTAACCATCTCTCATTTCGCTACGACTACCTAATTTGCCAGGTGTTGCAATACCAAAAATAGATGGAGTAGTAATTTGGTGTCCGCTAAAAATATTAGTTTGGATAAGTTCATCTACCTTTTGGAAATCTTCCTTAGTAATATCACTTGCACCTAAGTCATCAATGATAGGTTTGCGTTGAGGGTCAGTAACAAATGATAAGATAAACTTCTTGCCATCACTTCCGCTAAATCTTTTAGTAAATCTTTGTTCGATATTTTTCTTCTCATCATCACTTGGTTCTCCGTTTGGTAAAGTTATAAGTTTACTTGCAGAGAAACCTGTTTGAGCATTTCCTAATACATGCTTAGATATTTCAATATCACTTTCAATATAGTTTAAGGCACCAAAATATGCAGGTAAAGAATAAATACCCATATTAGGGCGGTATTCCTTAACATATAGTATTTGTTTTACCTTACTTTCTGCATTAGGATTGAAAGCAGTATATACCTTTGCCTCCTCTTTATTATCCTTCCAATCTTCCTTATACCAAAACTGCGTATTATCCTTATTCGTGCGTATTTTAGTATAGTCAATATGCCAAATTTCAGCTAATTGACCTTGGTCATTCCAAATTATCTCTAGATAGTATCCACCAAATATTTCGGTATCCAAACTAACCTTACGAGTTAAATCCTCTAGGCTTTCAGTTCTATTTACTTTCTCTACAAATGTTCTAGCTTCCTCACTAGAAGTCCAACCATTTGCAGTAATATAGTGTACCTTGCTTTTTACAATAGCGTTATGTTTTGCTGACTTGTTAAACAAATCAACTAAGTAGTTAGGATAGTCATTTCTATCTCCATATTGTATGAAGCCTACACCTTTTTTCTCTTTATATTCAGGTTGTTTTGCCTCTGCGAATGTTAATACTAGTATATTATCCATTATTGTCTAATTGTATATGTATCGTTTGTGTTATATTCAGCATAGGTCAAAGCAGTTCCTACTAATTCCATTATGCCTGATTCAACCATATTTAACCCTGCAGGATTAGTATTTGTAGTACTAGTTTGCTCATAAATCTCATAGTCATATTGACCATTCAAAGAAGAAACAAAATAGGTATTAACTACTATACTAAACTCATTGTATCTATCCTTGTAAGCACTTATATCGGTAGCGTTTAACTTAACAAACTTTACCTCAGTATTCGCACTTCTATTTGTAAATATAAACAAATAGTTTGGATTAGTAAGTAACTGCTTTTCAGTTAAAGTTAGTATGATATTTTGAGTTTGTCCTTTTGTTAGCCTAATCATAAAGTTAAATAGCCAAATTAGTAATATGTTGCACTTTTGTAAATAAAAACCCCCAAACCAATTAAGGAATGGGGGTAAACCTATAAACCTATGAAAAACAAACTTAAGAACCTGCTGTTTCTAAAGCAGATGCAACATTTGATGCTACACTTGGAGCCATTGCTGGTTCAGCACCTGAGAAAGTCAAAGTGAAACCACTTCTATCTCCTTGTGCAGTTCCTGTAGCGGCACTACCTGCAGTTAAATCTATTCCTCTTGTTTTACCTAAATACCAATAGATTCCGTTGCTATCTTTTACAACTGCAACTAAACTATTTTGTGCTAATAACAAGATTTCGTTTCTTGTATTAGTTTGCAATTTATTAAGAATTATTTGTAATTCTTGTGTATAGAATACAGTACCATTAGCTACCGAAGCAGTAATAGTTTGGTTAAACATTGATGTATCCTTTACTAAAGCATACTTCCAAAAACGCTTACCTGTCGCCTTAGTCAAAGCAGTAATTACACCGCTTGCCTCAGTTGTAGTAGTTACATTCGCTGCTTCAGTAAAATACACTTCAACAATACCACCTAAACTATCGCGGCAATCTAAAGAGTATCCTTGTGTTAATGCACAACTCATTGTTAGTTAATTTAATATTTTAAAAAATGGGGGTATATTTCAACCCCCTAAAATTATGCCAATACGAACTTAACAATCTCGTCAGGGAACGCGATGTTAACTCCCATTTTGAATTCAGCTACGAAACGAACTTGGTCAGCTTCTTTAGCGTAGAAGATTTCAAACTTCTCTTCTTCGTTTAACAAGTCAGTTCCTAAGAACATGTTGCTCAATCTTAAAGCGTAAGCCTTGTTAGTACCATTTAAACCTTGTACTGCTACAACTTTGATAGTAGTACCTGGCAATACGAACTCACTATCAGATTTTACATCTGCAGTATAGTGGAACATATTAGCATTTTTCAATGCGATTGTGTAAGTACGGAATAAGTCTTGACCGCAGAAGATAGTCATATCATCAGCAGAAACTACTTGTGCAGGGATAGCTTGGTAAATACCATCAAAGATAGAAATTACATTCGCTGCAGTAATAGAACTTAAAGGAGCACCACTAATGTAAGTAGAAGCGTTAGCCGCTACAACACCTGAAGCCGCACCGATTAATTTAACTAAACCATCGAATTTGTTTAAGTTTACATCTACTGAAGTAGTGTCACCTTGCCAAATTGTTTTCTCTAATTGAGAAGCAATTCTATCAGCTTTCTTAGTAGCAAATTCTTGCTCGAAAGGAATAGAATCATACATAGAACCTGTAGGTAATGCTTTTTGTAAGTACTTAGCTTCTAAGTCTTTAGGACATAAAGCCTCATTTACTTTGATTTTACCAACAGTTACTGTTCTTTGAGTAAATGTAGTTGAACCTGATGCAGTAAATCCACAAGAACCTCCTGATTGGAAGATTGCATCTGTGTCCATAATGTTAATAGTTTCAGCGGATTTTACTCCAACCATTACATTACCTGCACTTTTGATTAAAGTTGCAGTTTTTGCGCCTAATACAGAAGAAGTTACCAAAAGGTCTGCGTTTTGTTCTGTATAGTCTGCTAATGCTGATACATTAAATGCCATTGTTATTAATTTTTAGTGTTTAAAATTGCGTTTCTAAATCTTGCGATTCTTTTTTCTTTGATATCATTTGTTGATACAAATTCATTGAATCCATTTGGTTTTTGAATTGGGTCAGCGTTAGGTGTCTTTGTAAGTGCTTCTACTAATTCAGCTACTTGTGCAAATCCTTGTTTAACCTTTGCTTCTAATTCAGCTACCTTTTTATCAGATGCTTCTTTTTCTGCTTTCAATTCAGCAACTTGTGCTTCAAATTGTTCAGCATACTCTTTCATCTTCTTTTCGTAATCCTTTGCCATGTCTGCAGGTGCTTCTTCTTCAGTTGCTTCTTCAGGCATAGTTTCAGTTTCAGGAGCTTCCATTTCAACGATAATACCATTCTCGTCTAATGAAACGCTTGTGCCATCTGCTAATGTGTACTCTCCCATAGGAACTGCAGTACCATCTGCGTAT